AGGGTTACAGATCAGGGACATTTTCAATAAAAAATTCGAAATTCTGCCAGAATATGCTGCTGGCGGACGAGAATTCCTCATTTCTTTTGACTTAAGCATCTAAGTCCTTGATTTTAGCAAAAAGATTGCTAAATCTACCGGAAAAGTGCTTGACTCTTGGTTCACGAGAGTGCATAATACATATATAAATTAAATAACTTAGTGAGAAAAGTTAATTGAACAGAATAGAATCCAAATCAATACTAGCAAAATGTTTAGCAACAGAAGACATTTCAATAGTACATGATCCTAAAGCTCCAACAGCAGCATTTGATGTAAAGGCTAGAACTTTATACCTTCCACTCTGGAAGAAAATGTCACCCTCACTTTATGACTTATTCATAGGCCATGAAGTAGGACACGCACATGAAACACCAGCTGAAGGATGGCATGACGCAGTATGTGATGACAGGGCTAAGAAAAACTTTCTTAACGTAGTAGAAGACGTAAGGATTGAACGTAAGGTTAAAGAAAGATATCCTGGATTAGTTAGTAGCTTTTTCAAAGGTTATAAAGAATTAGTTGATGGAGACTTTTTTGGAATAAAAGATTTAGACATCAACAAACTCCCATTAATTGATAGAGTGAACTTACATTATAAAGTAGGTCATATGATGGGTGTCAAGTTTACTACAGAAGAAAAAGATTTAGTAGATAGGATTGCCAAAGCAGAGACTTGGGAAGACGTTGAACGTTTAGCCAATGAATTGTTTGCAGCTAATGCTAAAGATGTAGATGAAAAGAAAGACGAATTAGAAAGCATGATCGAAAAGATGATGCCACAAAGATTTAAGGGTGATGCCTCAGATTCAGCCAGTGAGGATGTGGATAACGGAGAAGCACAAGCTGGGGATGACGAGGCAAAGCCTGATATTAATGAAGTAGAATCAGACAGTTTTGGTAACCCAATAGACCCTGATGAATATGACAGAGAAGAAACTGAAGCAGAGGCAGAAGCCAGAGAAGAAGCAGAGCGAGAAGAAAGAGCTAAAAAGGAAGAAGAAGAATATCAAAGATGGTTGAAGCTAACTCCTGAAGAAAGACAGGCTGAAGAAGATGCCAAAAAAGCAGCAGCTGAACAGGCCAAAAAAGACCAAGAGCTTAAAGAAAAATTAGATGATTTACAAAAAGCTTTAGACAACAATGAATCATTTTCAGATAATGCTTTTAGAGATAATGAAAAAACATTAGTAGATCAAGACGCAGCAGATTTAATTTATGTTAAAGCTCCTAAGTTAGATCCAAAAGATTATATAGTCCCAATGAATGAACTTTATAATTGGGATCTTTCCATTGAATTACAACAAGCGTCTAGAGATAAGGACGGCCACTGGACAGAAAGAAACATTCCAGGTCATGAAGTATATGACGTAGCTACTAAGATATATGAGAAGTGGAACAGAACACAGACTCCAATTATTAATAGCATGGCACAACAATTTGAACTTAGAAAAGCAGCAACTGCTTATAAGAAGTCCTCAATAGCCAAAATTGGTAAGTTAAATGAGGATAAGCTTTGGGCTTACAAATTGACAGAAGATTTATTCCAAAGGGCTTTAATAGTACCTGATGGTAAAAACCACGGTATCCTAATGTTCGTAGACTTATCAGGAAGTATGTATAGAAACATGTCAGGAACAATAGATCAAATGATGAACGTGGCAGCATTTTGTAGGAAAGTAAACATTCCATTTGATGTATATGGTTTTAGCTCAGCAGGTAACAAAGGATTAACTGAAGAAGATAGAAAAAACCACTGGTGGACAAAACAAAAAGAAGCAATTGAAACTCTGGAAGACGGTCAAATGATAGTTGATAACAGCAGTTTTTGCTTGGTTCATATGTTGTCTTCCATGTGTTCAAAGAACGAATACATAAATGCAATGAAGTATTTGAGTGTTATGAAGTGTGGCTTTGATCACAGAAGATATTACAATGACTATGGTGACAATGGAGAGTGTTGGGGTTACATTAAGAATCCTCACTTTGCTTTAGGTAGCACACCTCTTAACTCAGCAATTATTGTTGGTAAAGAAGTGGCAAAAATATTTAGAAAAAGATATAATGTTGAAATATTAAGCACAATATTTTTAACAGATGGTGGTGCAACAGATAACTTATGTTACATAACCAGGAAAGGTTGGGACGACAAAGAGGTCTCAGCTAGAAGTAAAAGTATTTACGATGAGAAGGTAGCAATTAAAGACGGTAGTGCAACAGTGGTTATTGAAGCCAAGGCAGAGAGGTACTCAAGAAATGAATTTGCTACTCCAACATTACTAGAGTGGTACCAACAAACCACAGGTTCTAGAATGATTAACTTCCACATTATTGAAGGCAAAAGAAACCACTTTTGGAAAGAGTGGAATAAGAATGTTTGGATGGATGGCATGGACGTAGACCACTATTGGAGCCCTTCTTTTGAATGGTGTTCAAATGAATGGAAGGACTGTTTGAAGAACAAGTTTATGATAGTTGAAGACAAATATGGATTTGATCAAAGATTCCTAATCAAAGGCAGAGATGATCTTAAGATTGAGACCAAAGAATTGGAAGTAAAATCCAATAAAAAAGGCGATTTGATGAGAGGATTTAGAAATTTTAACAAAGGAAAAACAAATCAAAGGTTATTCCTTAACAAAATCATAGAGTTAGTAGCATGAATCTTTTGAAAAAAAGGTTGACTCTTGGTTCACGAGAGTGCATAATAACGGTATATTAAATAAAAAATTGTGAGGATTTTAATATGAAACAAGTTGATAGAGAAAGATTACAGGAGGCACTAGAAGCCAAAGACAATGGCACAAGTGTTTTTACCCGTAAACAAATCATAGAGACAGCCACTGAAATCGGTTTAGGATTTCCAGCCTGGCTCATTAACAAACCAACCTTTAAAGTAGACAGAGGTGTTTATAATTTAGCACCCATGTTTCAAGGCTCAGGTTTGAATGTTCAAACAGCTCCAGTAGCAGCTCCTAGAGTTCCACTTGAAGTAGTTGAAACACAGCTCCCAGCAGAGCTTGTCCAAGCTAAACTTAAAGTTGAAGTTGAAGACCTGATTCCTGGAAAAGATAAAACATTCGTACCGTTTGGTTTTTACAGAGATTTGAAAAAGGTATTACAAGGCAACTTGTTTTATCCAATATTCATTAGTGGGTTATCAGGTAATGGTAAAACCACAATGGCAGAACAAGTATGTGCAGCTCTTAAAAGAGAAGCCATACGAGTAAACATAAGTATTGAAACTGATGAGGATGATTTAATTGGTGGCAATACTCTAGTTGACGGTAACGTCGTGTACAGAGAAGGCCCAGTCCTCACCGCTATGAAGCGTGGCGCCGTTCTTATCCTTGATGAAATCGATAGGGGTTCAAACAAGTTGATGTGCTTACAAGCCATCCTTGAGGGGAAGCCTTATTTCAACAAGAAGACAGGCGAAACCGTAACTCCTGCTCCAGGCTTTAATATAGTGGCAACAGCCAATACTAAAGGTCGAGGATCAGATGATGGCAAGTTCATAAGTGCCAACATACTCGACGAAGCATTCCTAGAAAGGTTTGCAATTACCGTGGAGCAGGAGTACCCTACAATGGCTACGGAGAAGAAAATAGTTCTCAAGAAAATGGAAAGAGTGAATAATGTAGACGAAGGTTTTGCAACTCACTTAGTTACTTGGTCCGACGTAATAAGAAAAACTTACTACGAAGGAGCTATTGATGAGCTAATTTCAACTCGTAGATTGGAACACATCGTTAACGCTTTTGCAGTTTTTGGAGACAAAAAGAAAGCAGTTCAACTTTGTGTTAATAGATTTGATGATGATACTAAAGAAGCATTCATCGATTTGTACACTAAGGTTGATCCAACAGTAGAACTTGCTGAGGATACAACTAAAGAACAGGAGATACATGAAGACTTTGAAATCGAAGACGACGAATAGTCCTAATTATAAGTTTAACGAAGGGGAGCTCATAGACGAGCTCCGTCGTTATATCGATGCAACATATGGCAACGGACATTACTCCTCAGATAAGTTTCAGGCAACTGAATTTATCGTTGATGGAGGACATGGATTAGGATTTTGTATAGGAAATATCTTAAAGTATGCACAAAGATATGGAAAGAAAGGATCAATTGTAGATGCAAGGAAAGACTTACTAAAGGTCTTACATTATGCTCTTATTGCTTTATATGTACATGATGAAAAGCATGTAGCTAGCGATATATTTGCAGAAGATTATCCACAAGATCAAGGTTATTAAATTTATTCAACCAATCAGGCCTGCTTAGCAGGCCGTTTCTTTATAAATAAGAGTATATTTTACAATTTTGGAGACATAAATGGCGTACACAAGAACAGTAACAATGACAAGGCCTAATACAGGCGTGGAACTACCTAAGATTGCTGACTCACATCCAGATCACGATACGGTTTGGAGAACTAAATATGCAGAAGCAGGCGTGACTAAGACTTACACTTGGGATGAAGCTGAGTTAGTGCTTACAATAGAGGCTGAAGCAACAGACAAAGCAACTTTTGATGAGCTAAACGCAGATTTAGAAACACTTCCTGATGAAGCGGCCTCGCGTGCAGCAGTTAAGTCAGCATGCGAAGCAGCAGGAATCACAGTATTGATAAACGATAGTGAAGGCAATAC